GAATCTTTTTCACGAAAGCAGCCTTGCTGCAAAGATTTCTCGTCACTCCGTTCCTCGAAATGACAGGAGAGATCGTATTTTAAACGGCAAATTTACGGAAAATCCGCAAAAACGGCTTTTAAAATCTAATAAATTACCGTCTTGTTTAAAACAGGGCGGTTTTGTTATACCGTGAAAGGAGATAAAACATGAATAACAACAGCAATAACAGCAGCGGAGTGAGCTGCACTGGATTTTTTGTAGTGCTGCTGGGAGTGGCATTTATCATTATGAAAATTGTCGGCGTGATCGAATGGAGCTGGGTATGGGTGCTTGCGCCTATCTGGATATATGCGGCGCTTGTACTGTTCATTCTGGTTATCGGTTTGATTATTGCTTTCTGGAAAAGGAAGTGACGGTATGAATAAACGTGGACTTACTTTAGTGGAAGTAGTTGTTATTGTGGCGATACTTGCTATTCTGGCGGCTATTGCTGTGCCGTGTGTGATAGGTATTGCTGAATCAGGCGCAGATCAGACGGCAGAAAAACAGCTGACAGTTTACGACCAGAACGGTAATGTCATTGAAGAATACAAAGGTGAATGCACAGTCTGGTACAGCGGCGAAAAAGTAAGAGTGATCATCGACGGAAAAGAAACAACTTATGTTAATGCAACAGTGGTTGTAAGAGAGTGAGGAAACAGCATGACCTATGACGAGTGGGCGGAGGAGTACTACGAGACTGCAAGGCTCACGGAAGAAAAAATAAAAGAGTTCAGAAAGAAGCGAAGGGAAACAAAAAGCCCTTCGCTTCGTAGCTTGTACAGCGGAAAAATACAGTTGTACAAGGAACAGTATGACGATTGTATCGATGCCGCCGAAAAGCTGAAAAGACGGGCGATTAGAGAGAAAATAAAGAGAGGTAAAAAGATATGTTCAACATAAAATACGATCTTGCGGCTGATATTGCAAAGGTCAGTAAGATGCTGGGAGTAAGCGAAAGCGACTTCGTTAATTCTGTGCTTGAGAGGGAGCTGGTCTTGTACCGTGACCCCATAACGCATAAGATAGAGCCGAAGCGGGGCGAATATCTTGCAAACCGGCTTGAATGTAACCTTAATCCGGAAACGGAGCAGGTCTGGAAGCCGTGTTATATCCTGTACAAGCGGACGATGTATACATATCCGTACATCAGCATTATTGCGGACGGAAAGTTTATTTCCACGCCCGCAGACGGTGTGAAAGTCAGCGGAGAGCAGTCAGAGGTCAATAAATAACTTCACTCTCCACTCTTCACACTTCACACGTTTACGAGGGGGGTGGAAGTATGACGCTATCGGAGATCATGAAAATGAGTCAGGAAGCAATTGCAGGGCAAAGCCCGAATTAATGTGGAATGTGGAAAGTGGAAAGTGGAATTAATGGCGCGGATGCTTTTTTCGTTGTTAAGAGAAAAAGCTGACAGGTCATATAATTCCACACTCCACTCTTCACACTTTATTGAAGGGAGGTGAATTGGATGGAATTTGAGATGAGGGGTACGGACAGCGCCGAGATAAGCGGGTATGTTAATGCTGTTGAGCGTGAATCAAGAGTTCTGCACCGTGTGGGCGGTAAGCCGTTCAAAGAACTCGTTCGGCAGGGGACTTTCAGAAAGGCTCTCGAAAGCGGCAGAGTCGTAAGGCTTATGCTTGACCATGAACGAACTATCTGCGATACAAGCTCAGGGCTTGAACTGCGTGAGGACAATATCGGGCTTCATGCAAAGGCTGTGATCACCGACAAGGAGATCATCAAAGCCGGAAGAGAAGGCAGGCTTACAGGCTGGAGCTTCGGCTTCCGATGCAGAAAGGACAGTTGGAGCGAGGACGGCGAAATGCGTACCCTTGAGGATATCGAGCTTGACGAGGTGTCTGTACTTACGAAAACTCCCGCTTATAATGCAACAAGCATTGAACTGCGTGAAAGCGGAGAGATCAGGGAAGTCCGCTTTGAAAGCGGGTTCGATTTCAAACAGTCTGACAGCGCAAAGTCTGACCGCTTTGCGATGCAGAAAATAAAATACGAAGTTCTTAAAAGGAAAGGAAAGATGTATCATGACTAAACTTGAAGAAAAAAGAAATGCTCTTATGGAAGAAATGTCCGCCCTCTGCAACACTTCCGAAAATGAAGCGCGCAGCTTTACTGATGAGGAAAGCGCAAGATTTGACGTTATCTCAAAGGAGATCGACGCTCTTGACAAGCAGATCGAAAGACAGAACGAGGCGAGAAGTTTTGAGCTTAAAAAGCCCGCAGGCAGCCCCTCTGAGGGCGCAAAGGGAAGTGTTGAAGACGAGGAATACCGCAGCTTCGGAATGTATCTGAGAAGTCAGGTTACAGGCGACAAAGCTCTTGAAACACGCGCAAACATGGTATACGGCGACAACGGCGCAGTTATACCCAAAACCATTGTAAAAAAGATCATTGACAAGGTTGTAAATATTTCTCCTCTGTTCAGCGCTGCAACAAAGTACTACATCAAGGGCGATATTACTATCCCTTATGTCAACACTGCAAGCGGCGATATTACTGTAGCTTTTGCGAGTGAGTTTTCGAGCCTTACGGCTTCTGCGGTAAAGATCAGCTCCATTGAGCTTAAAGGCTTCCTGGCGGCTGCGCTTGTGGTGGTTTCCCGAAAGCTTATCAACAACAGTCAGTTTGATATCGTTTCGTTCGTTGTCAACAGAATGGCTCAGAAAATAGCAATTTTCATTGAAAACTATCTTATCAACGGCGGTACTTCAGCAACTCTCGGCGGTACTGCTTCGGGACTTAAACAGTCGGTTACTCAGTCTGTTTCAATTACCGCAGGCGGCTCTATCAACGGCGATTATCTTATTGAAGTACAGGATACTGTTCCCGATGCTTTTCAGGCAGGAGCGTTCTGGCTTATGTCCCCAAAGACCCGTACCGTTATCCGCAAGCTCAAGGACGGTCAGGGTAACTACCTTCTTATCAAGGATTTTTCAAGTCCCACAGGATATACTCTTCTCGGAAAGCCTGTTTACGTCAGCGACAATATGACAGCGTTCTCTCAGGCAGGCGCGGGAGACGATTTCCTCTATTACGGGGATTTCTCGGGACTTGCCGTAAAGATAGCGGAAGACCCCAACATTCAGGTGTTGAATGAAGTATATGCTACTCAGCACGCTACAGGCTTCGTGCTCTGGATGGAGCTCGACAACACTGTTGAGGATCCTCAGAAGATCGTTAAGGGCTGTGTTGTTGCTTCTCAGTAAGCTTCAATTTCTCTGCCGTCTTGCGGCGGCAGAGAATCATGAAAGGACTTGATGATATATGATCGTATCGGAGTTGACTGCGCAGTTTGTAGGGGAATGGCTGGGGTATGCTGTTCAGGGCGGGGAACTGTCAGAAGGCGACAGCCGTGATCTGACGGCGGCTCTGGCGGCTGCTAAGGCAAGGGCTAAGGGTTACACCGGTCTGACTGACGATCAGCTTGACGAGCATGAGGATATTACCATCGCTGTTCTCGGGCTGTGCAACGATTTCCTAACCGGAAACCGTCCCGAAGCCGCCGAATCGGGTATGAACAGAATGTCTGCCGCTATTTTAGCTATGCACTCGGTCAATTTGCTTTAGGCGGGGTGAGATTTTGAATAAAGTTGTTTTTAACAAGACTATTACCCTTGTGAAGTGCCGGACAGGATACGGGAGCAGCGGAGCAATTGACACTGTAAGAAAAAATGTAAGGGCTTCGGTGGATATGCCCGGCATCAGCTTTGCCGTCAGGGCAGAAGCAGCAGGCAGGAAAATTGATCTTTTCGCTGTTGTCTACCGCAGTGATTTTCTCTCTGAATCCTTTACTCATGCGGAATATGACGGAAAACGTTACCGCATTGACGGGGCTAACAGAGCTCAGAAGGACAGGCTTGTCCGTCTTTCTCTCGTCAGGGGGTGAGGGCATGAGCAGTGGCTTTGATTCTGATTTTTCAGATATTGACAAGCTGATAAAACAGCTTGATATGATGGACGAAAATGTTAACAAATCGGTGCGTGATGGCATGAAGGAAGGCGCAAAGCTTATTGAAAAAGAGCAGAAAGCACTGATCGCTAAAAAGTCCTCAAGGCTGGCAGAAGCTATCTCGCAAAGCCGTGTCTATGCAAACAGAAACAACGTTTTGGGAGTGAATGTCGGGTATCAGGCGGGGGCTTTCAAGGCTAAAGACGACGGCAAGACTGCGCCCGGAGTTGTGGGAATGATTTTTGAATTCGGCAGACCCGGACAAAAAGGTAAAGATACCATGAAACAAAAAAGGGGCGAAAACGAAGTCGATGTTACAATCGGACCAATAGACCCGATTCCGCATATCTGCAGGGGCTTTGACGCTAAAAAGGAAGAAGCCGCAGAAACTATCGCACAAAAGCTTGAAAAGGCTGTAGAAAAGACCTTAGGGGGCTGAATATGACTATTTCTGAAATACTGGACGGCATACTAAGTACTTTTGATGTGCCGTACTATGACCATATGCCGGAATTTGCTGAGGGTGAAGAGGACAGGCTTTTCATAAGCTACAATGTTTATGATGTGCCTGCCCTTTTTGGCGACGGGGCGGAAGACATGACCGAATATCATGTTACGGTAAGCATTTTCGGCTATATTGCGCAGGATGTAAACAGTCTGTATGATCGTGTTATTTCTGCGCTTACGAATGAGGGATTCTGCCGTCAGGGCGGAGTTTACTCGAAAAGCAATGAGTTCCCCGCTTACTACAGAAAAAGCGGGGAACTGTCTTTTGATCTCAGCTTTTAACTGACAACTACAAACTTGAAAGGAAGATTCATTATGTCAAAACTTAAACCGACTTACAACTGTGAAAAACTTTACATCTGGCCAATGATAGATGAGGAAAACGAGCTTTACGGTTCGCCTGTTATCCTTACAAAAAAGCTTATGACCTATGATGACAGCACCGCCAACAATACTACCGATCTTTACGGTGACGGTGTTGTTACTGACACTGCCGTTGATGAGGGAGCGGGGACTCTTGCACTCGGCATCCACGGGCTTACCGATGAGGAATATGCAAGCATTTACGGGGTCAGTATCGTCAACGGCGCAGTCGTTGAGACCGGAGAGGAAGTGCCGCCTTACTGCTGTGTTGCTCTTATGGCACGCAGGGGTAAAAATATCGTTACCCTCAGAAAGTGGCCGAAAGTACGCTTTGCAAAGCACACTGAATCTGTTCAGCAGAAGCAGGGCAACACTACCTACAGCACACCGACTCTTTCGGGTACATTCGTGCTTTGCGAGCGTCTTAACGCAAAGCGTGTGCGCAGAACTGTTGATCTCTCGACTCAGGCGGGTGCGTCTCTTGCACGTCTGTGGTTTGAAGATCCTGATATTATTGCACCCGGTCTTGCAAATACTTCATACCTTGCGGCTACAAGTGACGGCGATCCTATCACCGTATTTACTGATCTGACTCCGGGAACTCTCTATCTGAAAGGGGCGGCAGAAGCCGGAACCTCGCCATACAAGTATTACTTTGCTTACAGAAGGCGCGGGAATCCCGGATGGACCGATGTTGGCGACTCTGATTATACTACTACTGCATCTCAGACCGTCAGCCTTGCAAGCGACAAAACCTATGAGATAAAGATCTCTGTCAAGGATGGAGCGGACGTTGTTGTTGACAAGCTTTTCACTGTTACGACTGCGGCGCAGTCCTGAGAGGTCTGAAATATGCTTAAAGATCTTTTACCAACTGAAAGCGTCATACATATAGCAGGAAGGGAGTACCGGGTCCGGTACTCCCTGAACGCTTTATTATGTCTTGAAACGGAGTTCATGCCGCTTGAAAAAGTTCTTGAAACACAGTGGTATCAATGGGATCATGACACGGTTCTGCATCTGCTTCATGCTGCTATGTGTGATATGCCGTGGAACAGAAAGGCTGTTATCAGGCGCAGTTTTGACAGGGTTCGCCCTGATCTGTTCAGGCTCGGGCAGAGTATCGAAGCCGCTGATCTTCCTGCGCTCAGGGCTGAGATCGCTGACGCTCTTTTGAAAGCTATGCCCGACGTTCAGGATCATTCTGACGAAAAACAGGAAAGTGCCGCTGATGAGGGACATATGCGGGCAATCTGCGTTGACATTATGGGTATGTCCGAAGGACAATTCTGGAACAGCAGCTACAAGGACTTACATGAGCGGATAGACAAATACTTTGAAGCCAAAGGCCTGAAAGAAATGCCCGTCGAGGTCAGACTTTTTGACAAAGAAGACTGAAAGCAGGTGATATTTTGGCAAACGGAAGAAGTTATACATCACATTTCAAAGCGGACAGCTCCGGGTTTAAAAAGGGCGTTGACGATATGGTCAAGGCTCTTGAAAAGGCTAACAAGGAGCTGGTCAACAATCAATACCGTCAAAAAGACTGCAACAAGGTCATTTCCGACGCTCAGAAGGAAATTAAAAAGCTCGAAAAGGAACAAAAGGAAAATGGTAAGCTTGACGAAGAGCAGACCAAAAAGCTTAAAGCTCTCAACGATACCATCGAAAGCGAAAAGGTAAAGCTTGCTCAGCTTAAAACCGAACAGGCGGCTATCAAGGGAACTATCTCCGACTTATCAAAGGAAATTGCAGGCAACAACAAGGAGTGGGCTACTCTCAAGGCGACTATCGCAAACCTCGCAAGTGACGGGCTTGAGGCTCTCGGGCGTAAGCTGCTTGAGATCGGCAAATCCGTAATTGCAACAGGCGAACAGTTTACCGCTTCTATGTCCGAAGTAGGGGCGATCTCAGGGGCAACCGCTGAGGAAATGGAGCTGCTTGAACAGACTGCAAGAGAATACGGTGCGACTACAAAATTCTCTGCTTCCGAATCCGCTCAGGCTCTTAAATACATGGCTCTTGCGGGGTGGGACACTCAGCAGAGTATTGAATCTTTAGGATCGGTGCTTGATCTGGCTGCTGCCGGAAACATGGACCTTGCACAAGCTTCCGATATCGTTACCGACTACATAACCGCCTTCGGGCTTTCGGCTCAGGACAGTTCCCATTTTGTTGACGTTATGGCTTACGCTATGTCAAACAGCAACACCAATGTTGAACAGCTTGGTGAAGCTTACAAGAACTGCGCGGCAGGCGCGGGTGCTATGGGGTACAGCGTTGAGGATGTTACTGCCGCCCTTATGACCATGGCGAATGCAGGCATTAAAGGCGGTGAAGCGGGTACCTCTCTCAATGCCGTTATGACAAGACTTGCTACCGATACAAAGGGATGTGCCACTGCGCTTGAAGAATACGGCGTTTACATCTATGACAGTGAAGGCAACATGAAAAGTATGTCTTCTATACTTGAAAGTCTGGCTCAAACGTGGCAGGGTCTTACTCAAGAAGAGCAAGCCAATCTGGGTAAGATGATAGCAGGGCAGAATCAACTTAATGCTTTTCAAACTATGATGGCGGGGCTTTCGGACAAAGCAAAAGAAGCGGGTGCTTCTTTCAGTGACTACACAAAGGCTCTTGAAGAGTGTGACGGAACGTCTGAGGGTATGGCGAAAACTATGTCCGACAATCTCAGCGGCGATCTGAAAACTATGCAGTCCGCTTTTGAAGAACTCGCTCTTAAAATCTATGACAGCGGGGAAACTCCACTGCGTGACCTTGTAAAGTTTGTGACAAATAGCGTTGTTCCGGCACTTGATACTCTTATTAATCACATGGATATTATTGTGCCGATTTTTGTTGCGGCTGCGACTGCTGTAGGGTCGTACAAGGCAGCACTCGGCATACAAAGTATCATAAAAGGTATCACTCAGGCAACGACCGCTCTGACTGCTGCAAAGACCGGGGAAAAAGTCGCTACGGATGAAGCAACTGCTTCTCAGGCAGCTCTTAATACTGTTCAGGCGGCTAACCCTATAGGGCTTGTTGTTTCGGCTATCGGGCTTTTAGTGGGGGCTTTGGTGAGCTATTCGGCTATTACTGATACTTCCGCAAGGTCAACGGGAGAATATGCTGACGAGCTTAACAGGGCTAAAGGAGCAATAGAAGAATGTAATAATCAGCTTGACAGCGCCAAAAATCATTACAGTGATACTATAGCGAATGCGCAGGCAACAGCAGCACAGCTGGATGCTTTGGGAAAAGAGTATGAAGAACTCAGAACACAGGCTGATAAAACAGAAGGTCAGCAGCTTCTTATGAATAATATTGCCGAACAGCTGGCTAAAAGCATGGGCAAAAATATAGAAGATCTGAAAGATGAAGCCGGTGAATACCGTGACCTTACGGATGAAATAGATAAGTACATAGAAAAGCTTAAACAGCAGGCAGAAGTGCAGGCGGCAACCGAATTATATGGGGATGCAGTAAAAACCAGAACAAAGGCTTCTGTTGAATATGCGGCTCTTGAAAGCAAGGCAAAGGATTATTATGCTCAACACAAGGACGAACTGGATGAGTATGTACTTCTTGGCGGAAAAGAGGGCAGCGGCAGAATAACTGATGTAACAAAAAAGTTTGAAGAGTTCAGAACAGAGCTTTCAAGTCTAAAATCTGTTTATGATGAAGCTTCTGAATCTGTGGATTTATATGCAGATAAAGTTGAAGAAACTGTTAAAGCTCAGAATGAGCAAGCTGCGGCTAATAATTCATCAGGCGCAGCTTTGGACGGAGTCAAGGGCAAGCTCGAAGAAGTCGGGGACGCTGTGGATGATGTTCAAGCGTATGCTGATAAGATGCTGAACGGTGAAGAGGGGTATGACCTGAAAGGCTTTTATGAACTTTTCCGTAATACGGGAGAGGCGGCAGATTATTTACAAGAAAGGCTGACAAACGCAAACAGGGCTCTTGAGGATAACAGGACCAAGATCAAAAATACTCAGGATGAAATCGAAAAACTGAGAAAGGAACTCAACAAGCCTGATATAACAGACGAGGACGCTATAATTAAAGGTCAGCAGCTTGAAGAAGCCAAAGAAAAGCTGGCGCAGCTCAGGACTGAACAGGTAGGGCTTAAAGAAGATGTAAAAGCAGCTGAAAAAGAATATAAAAAAGCTGCCTGGGATGCAAAAACATTGAGTGAAAAGCTTGCGGAAATTGCCAAAGCATCTTCCTCTGTCCGAAACGAAATGAACAGTCTTGCAACCACCTTCAAACAGCTTGGTGAAGGTCAGCAGATGAGTCTTGATACACTTTTAAGTCTTACCGAAAAATATCCGGAATATGCGGCTCAGATAATTAATGCAAACGGTAATCTACAGGCTCAGAAGGATGTTATAAAGCTTTTGTTTGAAGTTAAAAAACAGGAGCTTATACAAAGTCTTGATAACGCCCGCAAAGAGATAGAACTGGAACAGGATAAACTTAAGCTTCAAAGAGACTCTGTTCAGGCAAAGCTGAATCAGGCTGCGGCAAATAAAAAGAATGGGTCCGAGATCGAAAACCTCAAAAAGCAGCTTGCCGGTCTTAACAATGAATTTGACAGGGGAAAGGATCTGATCGCTGCTTATGGCAAAGCTATAGCAGCGGTGGGAAAATTCAGCATCAATGATTACGGCGGCAACAACAACGGCAACACCAACGCAAACAACAACTACACTCCCTCACAGACTTCATCTTCTCCCGCATCGCAGGAGTGGACATGGGGCTGGATGGACGAGATCGGCACGGGAAACACCAGTGCCGCCGCGCGTCTGAGTCTTGTGGAGCGTGTTCATCAGCTCGGAAAAATAAACGACAAGGAACTGAAAGCCGAGTATGAAAAAATACTCCGTGAGGAACAGCTTACCGCTGACGAGTCCTACAACATCCGTCAGAAGCTTTACAGCATGACTGCTCAGCTTCGTCAAAAAGACCTTGATCTCGCAAAAGCCGCTTATGAAAAGCTTGTCAAAGGGCAGATAGAAAGCTACCAAAAAGCAAGCGACAACATCAAAAACGACCTTGACAAAAAGCTGAAAGCTCTTGATGATGAAGCAAAGAAACGTCAGCAGAAGGAAGAGGACGAAAAGCGGAGAAAAGAGATCAGGGACATTGAGGACGAGATCTTCTACAACGGCAGGAGAATGACGCAGATCGAAAAGGATTCGCTTCTGCGGCGAAAGCAGGATCTTCTCAACGAACAGGCGAAGGCTGATTATGAGCGTGATCTTGAACTGAAAAAGACTCAGCTTCAGGAGCAGGCTAATGCCGGGATCAGCAAAAATACTCAGGCAATTGAGCGGCTCAACAAGGTGCTTGAGGATGCGTCCTTTTATCTTGCAAAAATCAGCGGTTCCCAGTCATCTTCCCAGATAGTCAACAACAGCACACGCACTCAGAACATACAATACATCGCCGGTGGCTTCGGCATGAGCTACGACCAATTCATCCGACAAATCTACTGAAAAATGCGGTATTTTTATGCCATGAAAGGGGTGTGATAAAATTGAGGATCAAAAAAGTTATATTCAAAAACTGCTACGGTGAGGAAATTGCTTTCGGGAAAAAGTTTCCGCTTTATTTCGAAAAAATCAATACCTTCGGAATTACGGGGCGGTTTACTTCCGATGGCATTATCGGCAGTCCCGGGCAGTATACTTCTTTTCTTGGGGACAGCGGAAAGACTATTACCGCTGAATTTGCTTTTTATTGCAGGGGCGGAAATGATCTTATTCTCAGAAAAATTGAAAGGGTCTTTACTCCGCTTAGAACAGGCCTGCTGACTGTTCTTGATGAGGATGACATGATCTACACGATAGAAGCTTACCCCAACGCTATGCCCGTTTTCCAACGGTCGGGAAGCGTTCTCAGGTGGACTGTAAATTTTCAGGCGGATTATCCCTACTGGGAAAAAGGGTATGAAGATATCGTTGTAACCGTTCCGGCAAATGTCGCTACGGCTGTGCATAATCCGGGTATGATACCGGTTTCGCCGGTGCTTGTCCTGCCGCAGTACGAGTGGTCCCGGACTATAAGCAAAACAAGCGGTCAGGCGGCTTCATTTTCTGTAGACTCATCTCCGGATCATGAATTGACCGTTAATACACGGAATTTTAAGGTCGTTGACGAAAACGGAAGCAACAAAAACAATTTGCTGTATGCAAGTGCGGCACTTGATGAGTTTTTTCTTGAACCCGGGGTCAATTATTTATACTGTATGCAGTCCTCTTTTACTGTTAAATTCAAGGAACTTGCGGCGGGGGTGATGTGAAATGTATGCAAGATTTTTTAATGCTCCCGACGGCAGCACGCCGCTTGCTCAGCTTGCAAAGCTGGATACAAACAAAATAAAAAGCTACAGCTATACAGCAAAATTTGCGGGAGCGGGGGAGTTTACTCTGCTCCTGCATTTTATTCCCGAATATTTAGGAATTATCAGGCTCAACGACATAATCCATTATGACGGCGACTGGCTTATTATCAAAAACATAAAATACGATGAGTCGGCAGGGATAACACTCTCGGGAACTGATCTTGGCGGGCTTTTGGCTCAGAGGCTTGCTTTGCCCGAACAGTCAAAATCGGGGACAACTGCCGAATGTATCGGGTATTTTCTGGATCAGAACATCATAAAAAGTGTTGACGAAGTAAGGCAAATGCCTATGATTTTCGATGCGAATGATGTTGTTGGGATTTCTGATGACGGGTACAAATGTCTTGATTACGAAAATCTTTCTGATGTTATCTGCACCCTTTGCGACTGGGCGGGGATCGGGTTCAGGATAGAAGCAGGCAGGGAGTTTATCTTCAAGCTTTTGCAGGGAACTGACCGTTCGGCTGGGCAGAATGAAAACCCAAGGGTGATTTTTTCGCCCGGGTGG